TGAAAGAAAACCGTGAAAACTTAAAAAAATTGTATCTCTGATATATAATTAGCACCTTGCCGTAAGATAATGTTATCATTCTTACTTCCTCTAGCATCTAAAATCATTACTGATACCGTTGCTAAAATTCCTGACAATGAAGAGTTGGGACAAAAACTTGTAGAAATTTGCTTAGTCATTCTTAGAAAAGCAGTAACTTTAACAAAGACTGATATGGATGACCAACTATTAGCAGTAGTTGAAAAAGCTATTCTTTCGCGAGAAGAAGTTTCTTCTAAATGATTTTTGAGGAGGGGTTGACTCTCCTCCTTTTATAAATATCTTTATAATGTAATTTTAAATAACTAGGAGAAAATACAATGCCTCTCTGGGGAAAAACCGAGACTGATGAGTCTAAACCAAAATATTTAACTCGTGGTGCCAAAAACCATGACCCAGCAGATTGTTTTGCTGATGAACGTGGATGGGTATTACGTCATAAAAAGGGCGGTACAAGATTTTGGGATGAAGTTATTGTAGCAATTGGTGGTCTTGCTGGTGGTAGTTCTGCAACAGAAGCACTGGGCGAAGCAACTATTAGTGCTATATTCTTTGAGCAAGAATCACTTGCACAAGCAGATACTGGAACAGTTGCTTTGATCTATAACGAGAAAGTAGATGTCACCGCAGGAGCAACACTTGTTGTGACTGGTTCTGTGACTGGTGCTGTCACAGCAACGTATGCAAGAGGTACTGGTTCTAACCGTATTGAGTTTGACTTTACTGTTCCTTCACAGGCAGAAGATCTTTCTATTGGTGCCCAAACAATTAGCGGTACGATAGAAGATGCTGGAACTTCTGTTGCTTCTGATAAGGTTGTTGCTGCTGAAGATGTTATTGGTGCTGGTGGTGAAGGAACTGACCTAACCATTACTGTTGCATAATAGTGTATGAAGTTCACTGAATTGAACGAAGATAATTATCTTTTTTTTGCTATTCAAAATTATAGTAACCCTCAGGCAGTTACTAAAGATGATTTTTATGATGATTTAAAAAGATTTAAATACCTCAAAAGATTGCTCAAAATTTACAATACTACGGGCGATCTTAAATTGCATTTAATTTTAAATCATATGATTATTCTTTATAATGTATTTGGAGAAGCGGCAACTCCATTAATGTTTTATAAAATTTCTAGTGAATACTGGTCAATTATAAAAAGTTTTATAATTTATTTGAATAGATATATCTCTTGTCCAAGTTTAGATCATATTAATTGTGATAAATATTCTACAGATAGGTTGAAAAAACTATGAAAGTATACACTATGAAAAATAATGGAATAGTTTATACTGAAGAAGTTCCTACTAATTCTACATCTTCTGGTGCTATTGCTGGATTGCCCCCAGATGAACCTCCTGTTCGTAAAAAGAAAAAAAAGTTAAAAACCGACATTTTCCAAAGGATTAAAAACGCTCGTATAAAAGAAGAAACAATGGAAGACCAAACTGTTATTCAAGAAATGAATCCCGATAATTCAAATACTGAAGTATCTTCTGCTATGCGAATGATACAACAAAAACGTAAACTGCAGAAGAAGCAAGAGCGTGAAAAACGTGCTGCTAATAGAAAGCAAGAGATTGCTTCCTTGTCTAAGGCAAAGGCAAAGGATTATCAAAAAAAAGCAGGTGACAGACAGAAAAATATTGCAAGAGATATTAATAAAATGTCTGCCAAGAAAACGGAAAAAAACTCTTACGACTGGCAGGGTGCATTCTCTACTCTTAACGAAGAGTTTTCCACACTTTCTATTGAAGAGCAGACTAAAGCACTCAAAGTTTGGTTAGAACTTTCTGAAGAGAATAGTGATAAATTTTTAGAACTTGTATTTGAAGATATTGAAAAACTTAAAATGTTTTTAGGTAGCATTTAATGGCATTTGGTCTAGGTAAACTCCAAGTCGTTGAACAAAAACTTGAAATCTACGAAGATCTTACTAGACAGATGTTAGTTAAATTAGAAAGTGCTGTTGAAAAAATTGCAGAAGCAAATATTCAAACTAACCTTCTATTAGAAAGACATGAAAACCGTTTGGATGAAGGTGAAAGATCTCATATTCTTATTGTCAAAATGGTAGAAGAGATCAAAGAATCTCAAAAAAATGATGTAGATAATATATATAAAAATATGTCTACCATACAAAATAAAGTTGAAGAAAATCAAAAATTTGTATTTGCTGCAGGCACAGTGTTAGCGACTATGATAGCAGTCTCACAACTGTTTGGAGTTTTGGGATGGACCTTGACACCCAAGGATGTTAGTGCTATGCTGGACAAAACGTCAAGCACTTATGTTGTATCTTGATACGAAGTACATTTCTTTAGTATCTCACAAATTACAAAAATTTAAAAAGACAAACACCACCTACAATTTTAGATGTCCTTATTGCGGTGATTCTAAAAAGAATAAGAATCGAGCAAGAGGATACTTCTTTCAAAAGAAAGGTTCTTATATTTTCAAATGCCATAACTGTGGCGTAGGGAGAACTGTTGCAAATTTTTTGAAGGATCAAGATCCTGATTTGTATTCACAATATACTCTCGAAGCATATAAGGAGGGAGTCTCTGGTAAAGGAACTAAAGTTCCAACCCATAAGTTTAACTTCAAAGCACCAGTGTTTGAATCTTCTGACATTTTTTCAACTTTAGAAAAAATCTCAGATCTAAATAAAACACATGTATCTTATCAGTTTCTTTATCAAAGAAAATTGCCACCTGAATATTTTTACTATTGTCCAAAATTTAAAGAATGGACTAACAAGCATAAACAGGTATTTTCTAATTTAAAGTATGATGAACCGAGAATAATTATTCCATTAAGGGATAAATCTGGTATCTTTGGATATCAGGGAAGATCATTGTCTAAAGACTCTCAACTTAGATATATTACTGTTATGTTAGATGACAGTAAAACAAAATTATATGGACTTGATACAGTAGATGAAACCAAACCAATCTATGTCACAGAAGGACCGTTCGACAGTCATTTCATTATCAACTCTATTGCTATGTGTGGTAGCGATGTTGACTGTAGCAGTTTCAATAATAGACATATATTCATCTACGACAATGAACCGAGAAACCGAGAGATCTGTTCAAAAATAGACAAGACGATAAAATCAGGATATTCGGTAGTAATATTTCCTTCAAACATTAAAGAAAAAGATCTAAATGATATGGTTCTTGCTGGACACGACGTTCAATCAATAGTAGAAACCAATACGTACAAAGGATTACAAGCAACACTCAAATTTACTAACTGGAAAAAAATATGACCAAAGGATTTACAGTACATAAGCGTGATGGTAGCACAGAACCCATTGAACTTACAAAATTGCATAAAATGGTTGATGCTGCGTGTGAGGGTCTTGCAGGGGTGTCTGCGAGTCAAGTAGAGATTCAATCTGGAATACAATTTTTTGATGGAATCACTACTGAGGAGATTCAGACTATTTTAATTAAATCTGCTCATGATCTAATCACTCCTGAAAATTATAATTATCAATATGTTGCTGCAAGATTGCTTTTGTATAGTATTCGTAAGCAATGGACACAGCAAATTGGAGTAGGGTGGGATAAGTATTCTCTTTATGAACATATTTTAAATAATGTTCATGGAACTACTGTATATGATCCTTTACTTCTTAAGAAATATACTGAGGATGAAATAATCGCAGCAGGAGAATGGATTGATTATGATCGCGATTTCATATTCACTTATTCTGGTTTGCAGCAGGTTGTTGATAAATATCTGGTACAGGATAGGGACTCTGGAACTCTTTATGAGACTCCACAGTTGATGTATATTACGATTGCTCTTGTTGCATTTTGCGATTATGATAAGTCAATTCGTATGTCTTATGTAAAAAGGTTATATGACTCACTCTCAAAACACAAAATCAACATTCCCACGCCTGTCATGGCAGGAGTTAGAACTAAGCTTCGACAATATGCAAGCTGTGTTCTTGTTGATGTTAATGACACCAAACATTCTATCCCTCATAGCAATAGTGCTATTTTCTCATATGTTGTACAAAGGGCAGGAATCGGTATTAACATGGGCAGATGCCGTGGAATCAACAGTAAAATCAACGGGGGAGAAGTTATTCATACAGGGGTTATCCCATTCCTCCGAATGTTTGAATCAACTATCAAAAGTTGCACACAAAATGGCATTAGAGGTGGATCAGCAACTGTCCACTTCCCAATCTGGCACCAAGAAATAGAGGATATTATTGTCCTTAAGAACAATAAAGGTACAGACGATAATAGAGTTCGTGGATTAGATTACAGTATACAGATATCTAAACTTTTCTATGAAAGATTTATCAACAAAGAACATATCACACTGTTCTCACCTCACGACGTTCCAGGTTTGTATGATGCTTTTGGTACTCCTGGATTTGATGATCTATACAGGGCTTACGAGGGTGACCCAGATGTTCCTCAAAAAGCAATTGATGCCCAGGAGTTTATTCTGGACCTTTTGAAAGAACGTGCAGAGACTGGACGGATCTATATCATGAATATAGATCATTGCAATACACACTCTTCTTTCAAAGATAAGATAAGTATGAGTAATCTTTGTCAAGAAATTACTCTCCCTACAGAACCAATTGAATATTTTGAGGATGTAGATGGAGAGATTGCTCTTTGTATTCTTTCTGCTATTAATGCAGGAAAGATTAAAGAATTTTCTGATATGGAAGAACTGTGCGATCTAAGCGTTCGTATGCTCGATGAATTAATTGACTATCAAGAATATCCTGTGAAGGCAGCAGAACGTGCTACAAAGGCACGTAGATCTCTTGGAATAGGATTTATTGGTGTTGCTCATTGGTTGGCAAAGAATGGTATGGAATTTGGTGGTCAGGAATCTCTGGTTGCCATGCATAAATTATCAGAGAGTCTTCAGTATTATCTACTGAAAGCATCTAACCAGTTGGCGAAAGAAAAAGGACCATGCGAAGCATTCCATCGTACTAAGTATTCAGATGGGATTCTTCCGATTGATACATATAAGAGCGATGTTGACACATTAGTAAAACCAGAATACATGTATGATTGGGAAAGTCTTAGAGAGTCAATTTTGGAACATGGACTGCGGCACTCAACACTGTCCGCACAAATGCCTTCGGAGAGCAGTTCCGTTGTGTCTAATGAAACAAACGGAATTGAACCACCTAGAGGATACTTGTCCGTTAAGAGTAGCAAAATGGGGAATCTTAAGCAAATTGTTCCGCAGTATGCCAGTTTAAAGAATAATTATACTCTTCTTTGGGACATGAAAAGTAATGATGGTTATATTAAACTCGTTGCTGTGATGCAAAAGTTTTTTGATCAAGCAATCTCAGGCAACTGGAGTTATAATCCAGAAAATTATGAGAATAAAGAAATTCCAATTTCACTTATAATTAATGATTTTCTTAACACATATAAGTATGGTTGGAAAACTTCTTACTATCATAATACTTATGATAGTAAGAAAGATGGAATCGAAGATGACAATTTCTCAGATACACCAAACCAATTAACAGAATTAAAATACACGGAGGAAGATGACTGTGAATCTTGTAAAATCTGAACAAGATAATAGCCGCAACAAACTAGAAGGAATGACTATTTTCAATACTGACCAGGTTGATCGTAGAACACAACCAATGTTCTTTGGTAGACCATTAGGTGTCCAAAGATATGATGATATTAAATATCCTGTATTTGAAAAATTAACAGAACAACAACTTGGTTTTTTCTGGAGACCCCAAGAGGTTAGTCTCCAGAAAGATAGAAATGATTATTTAAAACTTACTGATTCCCAGAAACATATCTTTACTTCTAATTTGAAGTATCAGATTACACTTGATTCTATTCAAGGTCGTGGACCTGGAATTGCTTTTATTCCATACTGTTCTCTTCCTGAACTTGAGGCATGTATGGAAACATGGGGATTTTTTGAAATGATCCATAGTCGTTCTTATCAATACATTATTGATAACGTCTATTCTAATTCTTCAATTGTATACAATACCATACTTAAAGATCCAAATATAATTTCTCGTTCTTCATCTGTGACAGAAGCATATGATGATTTTATAAATTCTGCTCACCAGTATGATAATAGTACATTATGGGAGTTAGCAGTTGAAGGTCATAGTGCAGGAAAATATGAGAGAATTGAACTCAAAAGAAAACTTTATAGGGCAATTGCCAATGTCAACATTTTGGAAGGTATCAGATTCTATGTATCTTTCGCTTGTTCGTTTGCGTTTGGAGAACTCAAACTTATGGAAGGATCCGCTAAAATCATCTCTCTTATCGCCAGAGATGAAAGTCAGCATCTTGTCATTACTCAAAACATCCTCAATAAATGGAAGAAAGGTGATGACCCTGAGTTTGCACAAATTGCTAAAGAGGAAGAACCATTTGTATTAGAAATGTTTAAGCGTTGCGTCAATGAAGAAAAAGCATGGGCAAAATACTTATTCAAAGATGGATCAATGATTGGTTTGACAGACAGACTGCTCAATAATTATGTTGAATGGATTGCAAATCGTCGGTTAAAATCAATTGGTCTTGCACCACAATATGATATTCCTGCTAAAAATAATCCATTACCATGGACTGAACATTGGTTATCATCTAAAGGTAAACAAATTGCTCCTCAAGAAACTGAAATAGAATCTTACCTAAATGGTGGTGCAATCAAACAAGATAAGATTGATGTTGGTGGATTCCAACTATGACATGGAAATTAAAAGCAAGTTCAGATCCAAATTTAAAACATAAAGACTGGATGCTTTTGAAAATAGGACCTACCACATTCAAAAATATATTTAAGTATTATTTTATTAAATTCAAATATATAATATTTTAATGATAAATAAATTAAGGTAATACTTTAATTTATGAATGAATATGAAAACCCATGGATCTATAATGACAAAGTTTTTAATACTGAAGATATAAATGGTTACTATGGGTTTGTTTATTTAATAAGTAATATAACTAATGGTAGAAAATACATAGGTAGGAAATACTTTTGGTCTTTCCGAAAGAAGAAAGGACAGACAAGACGTAGTAAACAAGAGTCTGATTGGAAAAAATATTATGGATCCTGTCCAGAGTTAAAGGAAGAAATAAAATCTTTAGGTAAAGATAAATTTACTAGAGAGATTATAAGTATTCATGAAACTTTGGGTAAAGTAAACTATGAGGAGACCCGCCAAATGTTCATAAACTCTGTTCTGACAGAAAGCTTGACAGATGGCACTCCGGCATATTACAATAGCAATGTCTTAGGACGTTATTACCGAAAAGATTATTTTAATTATGATCAAACAAACACTTACAATACTAGCAGTTGCTTTGACTAGTTCTGCTTCTGCATATTCCTCTATTGCTACGGTAGATACAACAATCAAATCTCCCGAAGCAACTTCTACGGAAGTAGAAGTTCCTACAATAAAATATAATATCACTTGGAAGTGTGATGACTGTACTCCTGAAGAGCAGTATGTCTTAGAAGAACTTCAAAAGATGACTAAAATTACTGATCGTAATGCTTTGGCAACGATCATGGGTAACATCAAACAAGAAAGCATGTTCATCTCTAACATTTGTGAAGGTGGTGCTCGTGTCTCTTATGATGATTGCCTATCTGGTGGTTATGGAATAATTCAATGGACTTCTATTAATAGATATAGAGGACTTGGAAATTTTTGTGCTAAGTACATTTGTGATCCAAGTAGTCTAGAAGGTCAGACACGCTGGATGATTAATGAACCTATCTTCCAAAAAGTTCTTCCACATTTTGAAGGTGGTGGACAAACTGTATCTTATTATATGAAACCTTCTTACTATTGGTTGGGATGGGGAATCAAAGGTAACCGAGAGGTGTATGCCTGGGACTATACTAAAAGATTTGTTCTTGTTTAGATGCTTGACAGGATTAAATTTTTATGGTATTCTATAGAGGTACACATATGTGGAGGGGACACAGACGCTAGAGAAAGGGCACTTTCTCATTACAGTAGTAGTTAGTTCCGTAAAGGAGGGTCGGGAATCTGTATACCCCGCCTCCACGTGGGTTCATAGTTAAACGGATATAACTACGCTCTTCTAAAGCGTTATTCCAGGTTCGATTCCTGGTGAACCTGTATTTTTATTTTATAAAATGTATATCAATGAATAATCCTGAGTTGTCTAAGTATGATTTTGGAGGACTCGAAAGACATCCTGCTAATATATTGAGATTGATTAGTGAACTGGAAGGATCTTATCAACTTTGTAAATATATGGGGTTTGAAGAAGACATGAATACATTAAATGAAATGAAGAAACCATATTATAAACTTTATTTTAAATTAAAACGTGAGCAAAAGTAATTAAATTAATTTGACGTTTCTTCTATAAATAAATTGAGTCAATAAAATTGATTAACTATAAATTATGTTATTAATTAGATGTAAATGTTGTAATAAAGAATTAATGAGTTCGACCAAACCTCAATGCTGTGGTTGTCCAAATCAAACCATGTTAATTGGGGAGAAAATAACTGCTGTTGATTTGTCTAAGGTTGAATTAATTAGTTGTGACAAAAAAATAAATAATTCTGGAATTTTGTCTAAAGGTGATTTAGAATTCCAAGAGAACCGACGTAGACGAAAGGTTCGTAAACTTGATTTTGAGGTAAAATGAACGAAAAACAAATTAAATCTAAAGATGCTCTTGGACTTTTTTATGAGAGTGTTCTAAAACCTGACCATCAACTTCGTGAATGTGCTCATAACCAACTATGCTACAATGAATTGATGGAATGGAGAAATGAAATTATTGAGTATTTAGATCTTCGCCGTAATCAAGAGTTCAACTCTTGACAAATTCTTCTGATGGAGTTATGCTACCTCAGATATCGGACATTAGTTCAGTTTGGTAGAACGCTCGCTCTTCCTAGGGGGTCGAGAAGTCATAGGTTCAAGTCCTATATGTCTGACTTGGAGGATTGCCCTCCACTATTAAATCTATTTAAGTTGCAAAAGCAATGTCTCGTTCTAAATTTCATTCTAAATTCAAATCGAATCTTAGTAAATTGACTGCAGCAATCGAGGGTAGTCTTGCTCTCGATGAAGACTACCCAAAACTTTATCAAAAACTTATTCGTTTCTATGAAGATCAAGGTGTTCAGTTGTATGATGATCCTGAAGATGATTATAACATAATCCTAGATCATGTAGAATTGGATTTAATTGAGTCTGGAGTCTATGTTTAATAATTAATTTATGGAATTTTTAAATTGGTTTGAGGGAAAATATAATAATTGGAATCAAGCATCTTCAGATCCTATTGCATTTCCACAAGTTATTTTAGAGCACAATTGGATTCGTTTTAAAGAAAAACCTAGGGGGCATTGTCCCCCCGAAAATTTTTTCAATATTACTAAAACTTTTCCTGGTAATAAACCTTACAGTGATGTCAATGTAAAAATATATCAACGTCCTGATAAATCTATAGTAGTTGAAAATGACACTTACGACTATAAATATGTCTTTCAAAAGAAAGGCGATATATATCAGGGTACTATATCTCCTGCATACATTCGTAATAACGTAATTATTGCAAGTAGAGCAGAATTATCTGAGACTCAATATAAAGTAATTGATGTAGGAATTTGCGAAAGAACTAAAAAAATTTTATGGGGATCGCAAAATGGTCATTTTATATTTGACAAAATATAAATAGAAAAAACAGAGTATATACAAAATGACACGTAAGTTAGACGGATCTGCGATTGGTGATGGTGAAATTACTACATTTAATCTAGATCCTGGAATTACAACTATTCCTGTTGGTGGACTTATTAGATGGTCTGGAAATCCTGCAAGTATTCCCACGGGATTTGAACTTCGTGACACAGTTCCCGAAATTGTTGCAATGGGATGGGTAGCTTCTAACGGAAATATCGCCACTGCTAGAACATTTGGTTTTGATACCACTTCAAATATAAGATCCGGTACTATAGACAATTATGAATATACTTGGACATTTGAAACTGCACAACCAGATACAAATTATTTTGTAATAGTGAGTCATCAAGGAGGATCTGCTTCTAGTTTTAGAGGTGGATTAGCATATACGGAAACCACAGATTCATTTATATCTGTGATGCAGGATAGTGCTAGTGCTAAAAAAAATGCTGCCCATTCTGTAGTAGTGATGCGTGTTGGTCAACCCTTTATTGAAAAGACTTCATAATAAATCACTTTACTGGGTTCCCCCCATGACACTTACGAAATTGACCTAAAACCATTGACAAACTTTAAAATTAGCTATATACTTGGGACTTAACAATTCTTTACATATGACTGTAACAACTGAAGATGGTGGACGTACAAACATGTACGCTACCGAACCACAAATGTACACCGATCCTTCTTACACTGAAAGATACGGTCTTGAAACCCACGCAGAACGTGCAGAAAAAGCAAATGGACGCTATGCTATGCTGGGTATCATCGCAGGATTCATTTCGTATGCTGTGACTGGTAACTTTTTCTTTGGTATTGTTTGATGACCTTTAGTATTTTGATGAAGACAAGTGAAGGTGAGCACACTTTCTCTTGCGAAGACGATCAGTACATTCTTGATGCTGCTGAAGAAGCAGGTGTCGATATGAGTTATTCATGTCGTGCTGGTGCATGTTCTACGTGTGCAGGTAAAGTTGAGAGTGGAACAGTAGATCAAAGTGATCAATCCTTCCTTGATGATGATCAAATGGAGTCAGGATTCCTTCTAACATGTGTATCCTATCCTACATCTGATTGTGTTATCTTGGCAGAACAAGAGGAGAACCTCTACTGATGGATTTTTCTCAGGATGATCTTTGGGAAACAATTAATAAACTTGATTGGGATGTCAGACATGACAATATCGTAATCGAGGTCGGTGGTACAGTAGTTTCTGGTATCCACCAAGGTGAAGAGTACAACAAAAAGTGGGCAACCCCTTACGGTACTCGTAAATATAATAAGGATGCGTTCATCGTTATTAAAAATCTTTCACGTACTCCTTTTGCATCTTCTCTTCCTATGGACCGAGAACATGCACCCCATCATTCAAAGACACCTGACATTGTTGTCAACATGGAAGGTGGAGTTGGTGGGTCATGGGAAGTGAAAGAGGAAGATGGCAAATCCTAATCAACTCTATGAAGACATGGAGAAACTGAATGCCCTATACGAAGAACTCTGCTGGGGGCACGATGACGAACTAATGTTCACTCACGAAAATGGCAGAGTTATTATCTACAACAAAACACAGGAAAAAAACAAATGAAATTCGGATTCACACCTGAGGCAGAGATCCTCAACTCACGTCTGGCAATGCTTGGTTTCATCATCGCCGTTGGAACCTATGCAACCACTGGGCAGATAATCCCCGGAGTATTCTAATGCTAATGCTGACAGCAACATTACTAGGACTGTGGGTTATCTATGCAATTTCAAAAAATATTGATGACGATGATGACATGGGACCAGGTATGATGGTGCCAGCAACATCACAACCGTGAGGAGACACTAACATTACTGAGCAAAAGTACTTACCAAAAAATAAATAGTATTTTGCTTAGAGTCATGGAATTATTCTCATTAGCATCAATTCTATTCCTAACATTCGTTGGAGCAGCAATGCTAACACAGGATGGAAATGAATAAATAGATACATATCGTCGCCAATTAAAGAGACCTCTGCCACATAACAGAAGGTCTCTTTTTTTATGAATATAAATACTTTTATCGAATTTATTAATTACCATGTCATCTGATAAAAATAATAATATTTTGTGGATAGTTACTCGAAAAAATAATGGCAGAACTGAATATTTAATTTCTGCTACCAAATGGAGTTTGGATCCAAAATTTGCAAAAATGTTTGACACCCAACGAGGTGCCAAGGTGTTCATAAAAGAAAATGAAATTAAAGGTTCTGTCAGGAGACAAAAACTTTAATTGACAAAGGAACAATTTTTTAATATACTTAGTATGTCGTACTAGTTTATGATACTATTTTATCTGACAATAATTACTATCTTATTGATGGTTGCATATGCAGGAATAGAAGGAACTCTTAGACTTTTTCTGTATTATGATTACCAGTTTAAGTTTTTAGTGATGCAAATTGGAAGATATTTTTTAGGAAGAAAACTACGTCGTCAGTTAACTTTTATTAGGAAAGACTTACATGCCAAGAGGACACCTATCGAAAAATGATGTGCTTGCAAAGGTATATCAGAAAAAAACAGAACTGTATAATGGTAGATACGAAGATCGTACAGGACTGTGGCATGATGGTGCTCATCATGCATACAACGCTATTTTAGATATTTTAAATGAGTATTCTAATTAACAAAGAAGGTATATATGAAACCTGAAGAAATAAAATTAACCACCACATCTAGACAATTTCATTATGAAACATTATCTAGAGAGATAGAGGTGTGCGATGATATCGAAGAACTCAAAACTCAACTTCGTGCATACATTCGGTTGTATTTGAAGCAGCAAGAGACTGCCATCAAAATTTAATTTTGCTAGACCCCTTGACAAACTCAAGAATCTGTAGTATCCTAAATAAGTCAGCAGGTCAAGGAACCAACACATTTCTTTACTGTTCGTAACACGCCTCACCAGGACTAAACAGCGTGTCTAAACAAGAGTCCTTCATACCAACTCTGGAGGGTAGAGTTGGAATATTTTACCTAGTGTTCCCCGCACTCATACATAACCCTTTTTCAAAACAATGGCAACAACTCTTTCAAGGCAACAATCAACCCCATGGCAGAATTTCTGCGAGTGGGTAACATCAACCAACAATCGTTTGTATGTTGGTTGGTTCGGTGTACTGATGATTCCAACACTGCTTGCAGCAACTGTCTGCTTCATTGTTGCATTCGTCGCAGCACCACCCGTCGATATTGACGGTATTCGTGAACCCGTAGCAGGTTCACTCATGTATGGCAACAACATCATCTCTGGTGCAGTTGTCCCAAGTTCAAATGCAATTGGTCTCCACTTCTATCCCATCTGGGAAGCAGCATCACTCGATGAGTGGTTGTATAACGGTGGTCCTTTCCAACTTGTAGTCTTCCACTTCCTTATTGGCATCTATGCATATATGGGACGTGAGTGGGAACTTTCTTACCGTTTAGGTATGCGTCCATGGATCTGTGTGGCATACTCAGCACCAGTCGCAGCAGCATCTGCTGTGTTCCTCGTCTATCCTTTCGGTCAAGGTTCTTTCTCTGATGCGATGCCTCTGGGTATCAGTGGTACATTCAACTACATGCTTGTCTTCCAAGCAGAGCACAACATTCTCATGCACCCCTTCCACATGCTCGGCGTAGCAGGTGTCTTCGGTGGTTCACTGTTTAGTGCAATGCATGGTTCATTGGTCACATCTTCACTCGTCCGTGAGACGACTGAAACTGAGTCCCAGAACTATGGTTACAAGTTTGGTCAAGAAGAAGAGACATACAACATTGTCGCCGCTCATGGTTACTTTGGTCGTTTGATCTTCCAATATGCATCATTCAACAACTCCCGTTCACTGCACTTCTTCCTTGCCGCATGGCCGGTTGTAGGAATCTGGTTCACTGCTCTCGGTGTTAGCACCATGGCATTCAACCTGAATGGCTTCAACTTCAACCAGTCCATCGTTGATGGACAGATCTCTT